ATCAGCGCGCAGCAGGCCTTCGACCACGAACTCCAGGAACAAACCCAGCTTCGAAAGCAACTTGTCGTTGATCTCGTCTTCGATTGCATCGATGTATGGCTTCAGGCCAAACGTCACGAAGGCGCTTTTCTGCTGCTCCAGATTCGATCCCATGATCGAGGTCTTGCTCGCGCGGTTGGCCAACCACAGAGGCACGCCCCAGATGCCCGCCAGCGCTTCTTCCTGGAACTGCTGCGATTCGATGAACTGCGAGTCCTTCTGGCTCAGCCCGGCCGGAACCAACTTTGGCCCACCCTGCAAGATGGCAATTTTTCCGATGTCGGCGGCATCGCCCTGGCGCACATCAGGGAACTTGGCCATCACCTGCTGCTGCTGTTCCTTGGTGAGGAACTGGTCATAGATCACGTAACCACCCGTGAAGCCGCCCTTGCGCATGAAGCGCGCGGACCAGTTCTGGCCCGCCTTCGCCAAGCCCATGGACTCGGCCTGAAATTCCACGGGCGATAGACCGCAGATGCCGTCCGCGCTGAACAACTTGAAATGCAGCATGTTTTCCGGGGCTACCGGAAATCGCTGGCCGTTGAGCGTGACCCAATACAGAAGGTCAAGCGTCTCGGTGTCGATCTCCACTGCATCCCAAGGAAGTGGTGTCAACCCGATCCATTCGCCCTGCGCGTTGCGCTCGATCAGGTTGTAGGAATTGCCGACAAGCCCCATGTTCACGACAGCGGCCTTCAAGAACGTCAGGCGCGTCATGCTGGGATTGGGCTTGCGCAACAGCCGCAAGACGCGACGTTCCAGCGCGCTCCCCCCTTTTGCCTTCTGCCCCGTCTGTTCGACGTACAGGGGCGCGGGCAGCCCCCCCACCGACTCGCTGAGAATCTTGATGCACGTCCAGATGATTGGAACAGTCACCGCCCTCTTGGGCGTGATGCGCTCGCCGGACTGCGTCTGCTTACCGCCGACGGCCATATCCACTTCAACGAAATCACCCGTCTTCGGGTCGTTGTAGCCGAACATGCGCCAGGTGAGCGGGTTGTACCAACGCGTTTTAGCCATTAGCCGATCAGCCCAAAAAATCCATTTTCAAGGTAGTCATCCAGAGAGGTCGATTCCTCCACCACAGCATTCGCGGCGCCGATGGCCATCGCCAAAGCGACCGCAGCGTCGATCTTGTTAACCGACCGCAGCTTGGATAACCAATGATTTCCCCATTTGTCCTCTTCTGCGACAGCGGACATCATTGCGGACACGAGAACAGGGCTTCTGCGTAGACGGATGCGCCCCTCTAGCAGGGCCTCTTCCAGCATTCGCACAGAGCCAGGCATCCACATTCCATCGGGTGCCGGCATCCCATTTCGCTCGGCCGCCTTGACTGCATCCTCCAGCGGCTTGCCTTTTTTCAGACCGCCCTGCGGATGCTCCGCGAAGGCCACCGACAAGCCCAGCGCCTCTACGTCCTCCTCAAATTTCCTGAAGGCGTAGCGGTCGTAGGCGGCCAGCACAATGCTGAATTGACGGTCGTACTCCGCGATGGTCTGCGCTACATGCCGATAGCTGATCGTCTGACCTTGCGGTGCATGCAGATGCCCATGCCTGATCCAGACGCTATAGGGCAGCTTGTCGCGCAGTTCGCGCGCAGCCACGGTGTCGCCGGGCGTCCAAGCTTCGACCCAGGCGTCATAGGTTGGCTTGCTGACGATCCGCGTTTCGCCCTCTACAGTGACTTCCATATCAACGGTGCCAGTCTTCACGACCGCGCCGAGCGCCGTAATATCGCGCGACTGGGACAAATCGAGACCGAGGTACACACGCTCGCCGTGATGTTCGGACAGGTCAAAGTCGGCAAGCGCCGGTTCCAGCGTCTCGCGGGTCATCCAAGCTGTTTCCGCGTCTGTCCATACGCAGAAGTGCAGCCGCTGGATGCCGTTCAGCGCCCCCGGTAGCGCTTTCGCCTGGGCGACCACGTCGGCCAGGTACTGCTCCGTAATCGTCACGCCCAAAAGCGGGTTAGCCTTGATCCAGCAGCTGGGGTCATTGAGCGGGTCATCGCCCTTGTCCAGGGCGCAGACGTAGCTGAATGTCCGATCATCGATCACATCGCCCACGAAAGTCGGGTCGTTGACCGCTTCGGTATGGCCCGCAGCGACTTTCACGGCATGCTCATGCTCTTCCCAGCAGACCGACGTGCGGTCACTACCGGAGTTCGTGATCATGAACAGCAGGGGCGCACGTCGGAATTTGAAACCGCGCTCAAGCATTTCGATGATCTTGCGGTCCGGCAGTTCGTGGACCTCATCGACCAGCACGAAGTATGGCCGCGGCCCCGAGCCGGTCTTACCGGTGTCCCGCGACACTGGGCGGAAGAAACTCCCGCTCGCGTGGTGCGCCATGTTGAACTCGCGCCCCTCTCCGCCTGCAAAGGCAACGCGCTTGGCCAGCGCGGGCGACTGCTTCACCATCTTCACGGCGTCTGCAAACAGAATGCCGGCCTGATCCTTCTTGGCCGCGGCGGAATAGATCTGCGCGCCTGCTTCGTCGTCGGCCGTCATTCCAAGCAGACCCAGACCTCCGGCGAGTGGGCTCTTCCCGTTGCCCTTGCCCTGCTCGACGTATGCCCGACGAAAGCGCCGCGTTCCGTCCTCTTGCTTCCAGCCAAAGAGCGACCCAACGATGAAGGCCTGGGAGGGCTGCAGTTCGAACTTGCGACCGTCAAACTGCCCCTCCGACAACCGCAACACGCTTTCAAAGAACCCAAAGGCGTACTCCGCCGCCGCCAGGTCGAAGTACAGCCCGCGCTCGTGCCCCTTCTCCAGGTCCAGCAAATGCCGCCGGCACGCGTTACGCACGTGTGGACCAGCCACGATTTCACCGGCTACCACCGCTTCCGCGTAGGCGCGGGTGCGGTCAACCGCGCTTGAAGAACTTTTCGTCCGGGTCGTCTTCTCCGCCATCGTCATGCGCTACCTTAGATTCATCAACTGGGGTGGCGCCCAGCTTCGAGAGAATCGAACTTAGGGCTTGCGTCGCCGACACACCGAAGTCGGCGTCGGGGTCATCCATGCGGGCCACCCAGATGCAGGCCAAGCGCAGCAGCACGCGGTGCGAGGAATTCAGCCACGCCATTTCGCTGGCGAACTCCTTCCACGCCTTCTTCTGCGCGGCGGTCATCTGCTTGTAGGGGAGCCCCAAGGGGCGGGTGCCTTTCGGCCGTGTCCGTCCGGCATGTCGCCCCGGATTTTTCAGGGCGGCGCCAGACGCATCCGCCTTTTGTACGGGGAGTCGGGGACGTGCCATTTTTTTCGTTTCGTGAGGTGAAAACCGGTCAGTTTGGGTCGTCCGGCGAATTGTGGATGCGCGTTCTTTTGGGAATGGGCGGTCTAGGCCAAGGGGGATCCCTATATTTTCACCCCCCCCCACCCTGCCCCTGTGGCCGGAGAGGTGCCCATCGCCGCGCCACAGGCCTCAGGAGCGTCGATCAGAAGCAGAGGCGGGGGATGGGGCATGCGCAACCCTGATTGCGCCCTGCGGGCCGCTACTCGACAGGCCACCCGTCCGCGTCACATCCGCGGATCTGCTTTGCACCGCGCTCAATCCGCGCTTGATCAGAGTTGTGGCAGTCATTGCAAAGGCTATTGAATGGCCCTTCCCAGAATTGCTGCTCGGTCTCGCCGGCCGGATGTCCGTTGACGTGGTTGCATACGCTAGCCAGCACGACGAGCCCTCGCCGCTTGCAGAACACGCACAGCGGTTCGCGCTCTAGCTGCGCCTTGCGGGTGCGTTGCCATCGTGCCGTGCCATACAGGCGGGCAAACGCGCTTCCGCCACGCTGGCGAAGTTGTCCACCACCCGCTCCGTACATCAGGCCAGCTTGTCCATGTAGGCGGCCAAGACCGCAGCACTACGCTCCCCGTAGCTGGGTTCAGCGCCATCTTGCCGCTCGGCAAGAAAGCGAGACGCCGACTCCTCGATAGCCTCGAAGGCCTTGGGATTGTCGGTGTAGTCCTGCATCCATTGGTTGTACGCCTGAGCGACCTTCTGCAAGTCCATGACTCGCCTCCTGTGAAGTTAGGGGTGCCGGGTGCCACCAACTACACACCGCCCGGCGCGATGATCCCTTCCCCGCACACCATGCCCAGCGCGCGGCCCTCGGTGGCGAAGGGACAGAAAGCACAACAAATAAATTGCTCTATACATCTTTTCTGATGTATAATTCCTTATCGATTCAACGAAGGGGAGGTAATGAAATACAGCGAGTTCAGGCGGTGGCTGCTGAAACAGGGCGTGAAGTTGGAAGCCCACAAATCAGGTAGCAGCCACTTCAAAGCAACCCTTGGCGATCGGATAACAAGCTTTCCAGACCACGGCACCAAAGAGATAGGTAAAGGGCTGGTAGAGAAGATCAAAAAGGATCTTGGACTGAAGTAAGGGAGGTGGCCCGCAAGGGCTGCCTCTTACCCGTTGTATGAATGCCTCCCCAATCACAGAGGACACACCATGTTGACCTACTGCTACACCCTGACGCCGGACACGAACGGCACGAACCTGATTCAGTATCCGGATCTGCCCGAAGGCGCGTCCGTCAGCGAAGGCGAACGCGACCTGCAGGCCAACGCCGCAGAGGGGCTTGAAGCCGTTCTGCAGATGTACATCGACGCGCGCCGGCCTATCCCCCTGCCTACAGCGGTAGAGGATGGCAGCGTGACGCTCGGCGCACTGACCACCGCGAAGGTCTTCCTGTCAAACGAGATGGTGCGTCAAGGGGTGCGAAAAACCGAACTGGCGCGGCGACTCGGCATCCACAACCCGCAGGTTGACCGCCTTCTGGATCTGGCGCACAGTTCAAAGCTGGAAGCGATGGAGGCCGCGTTTCGAGAATTGGGCCGCCGCTTGGACATTTCTGTTGCCTAAATCGGGGGTGGCTCAATGCGCGTACTTATCGTTGACGATGATTCTGACACCGCCGAACTGACTGCCGAATGCTTGATGGCGGATAGTGACGTCACCGTCCAGATCGCCAGTAACGGAGACGCCGCCCTATGCGCGGTTGCTGACTTTGCACCGGATACGATTTTGCTCGATGTCGAGCTACGTGACGGTTCCGGGCTTGACTTGGCTATCGACCTAAAGGTCTTAAGCCGCGGACGTGCCCGCATCGTCATCTTCAGCGGAACCGTTCCCAGATCCGCCTTAGGATCTTTGCCGCCGGGCGTAGACGCCTGGCTTGCCAAACCTGCGCACCTTGAGGAAATTCAAGCGTGCATTACAGGAAAGCCCGATTCCATCTAAAGGCGCATCGACCGTCTTCTCTAGCTGCAATGCAAAAGCCCCGACCGGAACATCCGTATCGGGGCTTTCGCTTAACAATGGTGGGCGCGCTACCCGCCCATAAAATCGTCCGTCGCGAGACGCTTGGAACCGAATCGCACCTCATAGGCGGGGCCTTTGTCTTCCAAGTACGCGCGGGCCTGATCTTCTGTCGGGAAGAACCCCGCAAGATCCCACGTAGCATTCCGTAGCACCGCCCAGCCCTTTACCCATCCAGGGTTGTCTTCGTCCAGCTCGTAGTCCATGCGGCCTCCTATAAATGGGAAACCAGATGATAGCTGGAGCGCCGATCCTTCACGCCATCGCCACTTCGGCATCCACACCAGGTTCTGCCACGCACTCAAGCTCGAAGCGGGAGACTAGCCCAAAGCTGGTGTTTACCCAAACTGCGACCTTGCGCACGTAATGCGCACGCGCAACCTTTCCGACAAAGCTCTCCGTATGCACTTGGAGGCGATTGCCATCCGGTCCGACTGCAAAAACGCGCACATCCACTGCCGCACCGCCACCAGCGAAGCTAAGCAACGTTTTCACCCGAATCGTAATGTCGTGCTGGACAAGGCGGGTATCGCTCATCGTGTCCCCTAATGAAAAAGCCCCGGCCGGATACGCGGTCAGGGCTTACGTGGAGCGGGCTGCGGGAATTGAACCCACGTAGGCGGCTTGGAAGGCCGCAGCCTGACCACTCGGCCAAGCCCGCTGGTTGCGCGGCTGGGATTCGAACCCAGGGACTCCACAGTATCGGGTGCGCGCCCCACTGCAAAGCCTCTAGCGGCATCACCTTTTGGCCTCTCAGGCACCGCGCAGAAAGCAAAAAGCCCGCTGGCTTTCGCTGACGGGCTTCTGGGGGCGGACTTCTGAGGAAATCCGTTATGTCGGATTATGGCGGGCGTTTTCGCCAGTGTCAACGATTATGGGATAAACCCGCCGTCGCGCAGCAGTTTTTCAGCCGCAGCATGCGCAGCCTGCTCTACCCCATAGATCGGCTCGACGCCCTTCTTCTCGCGCGTTCCCCGCAACCAGTTGGCTGCTTTGGCGCTTGCGCGTTCGACGCTACGAACTTTGCAGGCGTAGTCATCAGCCAAGGCCTGAAGGGTCCGAACACTACCGCTATCGTAGTAGCGGCGCACAAGAGCGTACAGAAGCTCGCTATGAGCGGTACGCATGGAAAGGTACACGCCCAACGCCGCTGCGACCTTGTACAGCGCCCCCACCCACTCGGCGTGATCGCCTTCGGTGTTGCAGTGCTTGCAGCAGGCCTTGCGCTGCCCATACCGCGCAAACAGCACCGCAAGGTGCAGCGGATCAAGGCCTCGCTCCAAGAACTGCCGGACCTTGGCGATTTCGGCAGCGCCGTCCATACCGGAAAGCGGTCCAGGCTCGCCCAGCCGCGCGTCGGCCGCCCGTGCCATCGCCGGCCGGTTAAGGGTGTGACGTTCATCGCTGAAGGCGTAGGCCAGCGCCACGGCCAGGCGAGCAAAAGGCGCGTTGCGTTCGCTCATGCGTCCTCCGGCATGGTGATGACGGGATACACGGGCGCCGGCTCGTTGCTGCCGCCTGCGATGCGCAGCCACGCATTCATCTGGTCCAGGGCATCTGCGTCATGGCGCGGATGCGCCGCCCAGAACAGCATCCATTGGCCGCGCTCCGCCGTGTTCAGCGTCATCAGGTGCTTTGCCAGCAGGCGGTCCAGGGTGGCGCGGTCGGCGAGCGCCACGCCTCCGCGACAACGCCAGCAGCGGCACGGCGCGTATGCCATGCCAGAGTCTGCGGGCGAGTCCGAATGTTGATGCACGCGACTAGTGGTTGCTGCCGTCGGTTCCTGATACGGGACTTCCAGCCAAGTGTCGGGGTTGTTGTGATCGAGCATGATCAGTTCCTTAAACGATTCCAGGGTTGTAGGGAGGGACGCGCAGCAAGCGCGCCACAAGCTCAACCGCAGAGCCGTCCAAGACAGAGCTCTCGGTAAAGCGCAACACCTTCCAGCCCGCGAGGACGGCGGCGTTGTACTTCTCACAATCGGCGACGAAACCAGACCCACGGGTGTGACGCCCGTTTGTCCATACGCCGCCTTCAATCTCGACCGCGACCTTCCGGTCGGGCCAAGCAAAATCTATGCGCCACATACGCGGGGGCGCAAAGCGGTACTCGCGCTGCGGCTCCAGCACTTTCAGGGCGCGCAGGTCGCGTGCAAAACGCTCCTCCAGCTTGCTAGGCGCCCGAGGCGTGCGCTTGGCGGGGGCCGCGGTGGCGGGCCAACGGACCATTCGCGATGCCATCACGCCGCCTTCAGGCGCTGCAGCGCCCGGTTATGGCAGTTGACCAAAATCGTGTGCCACTCGCCCCGGCGCGCCCAATACGTCCGGCGGCATTCCTCGACCTCGGCAAGGTTGAATTCCTTCATCTGGACCAGTTCCGCAAGCCGGGCTTCGATCTTCGCAGGCAGCGCCTCAGTGTTCTTCTGTACCGTCATCTTCTTGCCTATCGTGTTGTGCTTATGCCTATCCGGCTTGGTGGACAGACCTCGCCTATCCAGGGGAGGCCTTCACATGCTGTCCGTCTCGGAGCCACATGACCCGTCAGCCTTCTCGATCAAGGGTGCTAACTTCGCCGCCCTCGCCCCTGTCTCAGATCTATCCCACAGTAGGAGCCTCTTCCCCGCGCCGCTGTCGTTAAGCTATGTCCGACCAGCGCGGGTGCCTTACCCATCCGCTACGCGCTCACAGCAGCCCTCCGCGCGGCCATAAGCTTCATGGACACCACCAGCAACCCAGCGCGCTGATGCAGGTCATTCGCGTCCTCGCCAACCACATCGCTCATGCAGTACGCCAGGCCGGCGGCCTGGGCCGCACGTTCCCCCGCTCCGCTGACATCGTTGTCCGCGAAGGCGTACTTGCATCCCTGAACCAAGCCGGCGACCTGCCTCATATTGACGTCGCTGAAGCACACTAGAACGGCAGCGTTCAGGCGCATCTGCTTCACCGCTGCGTCGATCGACAGCCCCGTGGCATAGCCTTCGCACAGAATCGTTTCAGGTGCGCGCGGAGGCCCTAAGCGCAACACCGCCCCCGTGGCCCGCATGCCATAGGCCATCTTCTTGACCCAAGCGCGCTCAGCCTCATCCCAACGGATGCGTTGCACACCAAGAACGCGGTTGTCGGACACATCCCGCATAGGGATTACGAGCGAGTCGTCCTCGGCAATCAGCCCCTTAAGCGCAGGGAATCCCTTGCGATGCAGATAGCCGTGCGGGCCGGGAACGCATGAACGGATTAGCGCGTCAGCCTGCAGCGACGCCCGCTGTTGTCGAGCCCTTTGCTTTTGTTGCTCTGCGGCACGCTTCTTGGCCCAGGCGCGCTTTTCTTCGTCGGTCCAGGGCTTGAACTCGCCCCCGTACCAATGCACCTCGCCGTCGCCATCCCAGGCCATCACCCATCCGCGATGGCCATCCCAAAAGTACGCGCCGTTCTTGCTTCGTTCGTGCGCGGTGGTAGCGCAGCGTCGAATACGATCGCTGGGGAAAAGGTCGCCCACCAGGACGCCGCAGGCCCGCGCGAAGTCGCTAAACGTTTGCATTCGCGCCCCCGTTGGCCTTGCGCTTCATGAAGGCGATACGCAGCGATGAAATTTTGCCCAGCGTATTGCGGCTGGGCGGGGTGTTCGGCATGTCGTGGAACTTCCAAGCCCACGAGGGCCAGTCGCCCGTAATGTCGTGGAACAGCGCCCGCGCGCGCTTCTCCTGCTTGTCCTCTGCGGACTGCTCGCGGGCATAGGTGCAAAGCTGCTCGTAAAGGTGCCGCCTGTCGTCGGCCAGCTTTTTATTCCCCAGCATCACCGGCTGCATCTCACCAGGTTCGACCTCAACCAGCGCCTGTTTTTGCACCTCGAACCCGCAGGCCATGCAGCGGCGCGCAAAGGGTGTGTGGCCGCACGAGGGGCAGCCCTCCCGCTCAGCGTCTTTGGCCTCTCGGCGGATTTCCTTGTCCAGCTTCTCACCCATGTCCAAAGCGATGAGGCCGTTGTAGAAAATGTTCTCGAAGTCCTTCAGGAACCGGACGATATTGCCGGAGTGGTCCAGAAGGATGCAATCGACCTTGCCGGTTTCGGGCGACGCCCGCAGGCCGCGCCCCCACATCTGAATTGCCGTTGACAGCGACTTACGCAGGGGGCGGCAATCGATCACGCACCCGACATCCTTCACATCAAAGCCTTTGGCCAGCGCTTCCACGCTGATAAGCACGCGAATCAGCGCATCCGGTCTTTCGTAGTCTGCGAGCAGCATGTCCCGCTCGGCCTGCGTCGTGTTCTGGCTGTAAACGGCAGCCATGACGCCAGCCTCAATGAACTGGCGGCACAACTCCTCGCAGTGAGCAATGGTCGACCCGAAGCAGATGGTCTTGCGCCCCTCGCCATGGCGGATCCACTCTGACACCACGTCGCCGACAATGCCCATGCCGCGCTCAGCGGCCGCGGCCTCAGTCCACTCCCCCCCCGAGGTTGCAGCGCCGCCCATGTCGATCCGCTTAGCGCTCAGGGGGCGCAGCGGCACAAGGATTCCCTGCTGCGTCAGGTCGTGCATGGTGGCAGCGTTAATCAAGTTCGAGAACAGCTTGCCCAGGCCCGGCGAGAACGGCGTAGCCGACAGGCCAATCACGGACGCATCGCATTTTTGAATGTGGTCGGTCCACACGCTCAGCTGCGTGTGCGCCTCATCGATGATGATTACGTCCGATGCCGGCCAGCCGCGACTTGCAAGACTTTGCGCACTGGCAATTTGAAACGGCAAGCTGGGATTCACGCGCCAGTGACTGGACTGGATTACGCCATGATTGCTTAGCCCATAGCCGTCTGCCGCCTTGCTCGTCTGATTGATCAGCGCCACTCGGTCACACACAAAGGTCGCGCGCTTGCCGCGCTGCAGCGCTTCATTCGCGATCCGAAGCCCGAGGTAGGTCTTCCCCGCCCCCGTGGGCGCCATAATCAGCTGATTCTTATGTCCGGCGCGACGACCTTCCCGCAACGCCTCGTGTGCGGTCTGCTGAAACGGGCGGGGGGACGGAAAGGAAGTTGCCGCAGAGCAGGTTTCGACTTCGGGAAAAAGTGCGTTGTTCATGCCGTACCCCTTCTCTTCTCAAGCGCGTCCAGCTTGCGTTTGAACGCCTTGGCCGACTTGACTGCGGCGTCCTTCTCATTGATGAGCCCGTTTATGCGTGTTTGCAGTACACGGTTCTGTTCGGTCAGTCGCGCCACTTCCGCCATGGCGGCGGCGAGCTTGTCGTCAGCCTCGAACACCCGGCCCATCATCTGGTTGTCGTCGATAAGCCGCTGGTAATCGGCAAGGGCCTCGCGCTCGTCGTCTGAACCGTCTTCGCCCGCATCCGCCGGGGGCGCAACGTCCGCCCCCGGCTGGCTCTGCGGCGCGGTTGCCTGCCTCGGCGGCATCGCGGCGCGCGCAGCTTCCTTGATTGCTTTGGGGCCGGCTGCGGCCAGCGCGGCCTGCTCATCCTTAGGCAGATCCGCGACCGCGTGGGCGTCCTTGAGCGACACCGCACCGGATTTCACAGCCTCCTTGATGCCCGGCACGGCTTCCCGCTTCACCTTCCCGGCTTGCTTCATGGTCCGCACGCTCGCGCCAGCGGCGTCGGCCATGGCCGCAACGGTCGGCGTAAAAGGTGCACCCGGTGCACCATTTCCCGCCGCAGGCCGCCCGGCGGCGCGCCAGTCCCACAATTCCGCTTCGATGAGCGCCCATGCCCCCACCGGCAGATGGCGGCGCTCCTTGTTTTGTGCCTTGACGAAATCCACCGGATCAACGTCGTCGCGCAGCTGGCCTTCCGGGCAAGGCATGCCCAATTCCTGACTGGCGCTGTAGCGGTGCCAGCCATCGATAACCATTCCCTCAAACAGCGTGATCGGGTTCTGGACCCCGATGTTCTCGACGCTATCCTTCAGGGACTGGTAGTCCTCCGGAGCCATGGGCGGGAAGGCCGCGGAAAGCGGGTGTTGGGTGTAGCTCATGCCTGGGACTCCTGCGCAGCAACACGCCTCAGCGGCTGAATCGCCCGCTGAAAGTGCATTTCGATCCTTGCGTTCCATTGCCCCTTCTGCATGAGCAATGCGCGGGTTTCCGTCACGTAACGCAGTTCCAACTGCGGCCGCTCGTGCTTGGGGATACCGCCCTCGTCGTGCGCGTGGTGAAGATCCGGACGAAGGGGGAAGCAAAGGCTGTCGCACACCTTGAGGCCCGCCCCCTTGTCAAAATTGACATGGCAAGCCTGGGCGGATTGGCCCGTGACCAAGCACCCCAAGGCCGCGACGTTTTGGCGGTGCTTCTTGGAGCGCAGCAAGCTGGATTCTTTCCTGACAGCGGGACGTGCGGCACCGATGGCCATCACCACCTTGTGGCCCAGCCCCTCACCTCTCGATGCTTTGACGCGCTGCAACGGCGTCCGTCTGCGCAGCCCCTGGCCGCGCTTCATTGGGGTCGTGCGCTTCAGCATTCGCCCGCCTTCTGTTTGCGCACGCGCATCCAGGGGTTGTAGGCCCAGCCGATCCCACCGCGTCGGATGAGGCCGGCACTCGCAGCGTCGAACAGAAACGACTCCACTGCATTCGCAGCGGCGAGCTCGCGGGAACTGCTGGCCCAAGGGCTGACGGCGATCATTTCGTGTTGCACGACGCTGCGGAGCGCGGGAACGTCTACCGCCCCCGTGGTATCGATGATGGCCTGGCGCACCTGCTCCACCGTTTCCGGGGGAACGCGATAGCCGCGGAATGTATGCAAGCAAGCGGCCATCACGAGACATCCACCGGACCAATCTGGATCGCGCCAGGTGCCGGCGGAGTAGTGGTATCGCCGGGCACATGGCGAAGTGCCGCCACCAAACCCGCTACGCTCGATGCGTGCCAGCCCGGGATTGCGCCGTGATCATCGGCCAAGGCGCCATACAGGCGTACGTTGCCCACGCCTGCGCTGTGCTGAATGGGGCCGGTGGGTTTACGCATGGCGGTTGCCCCCCTTGGCAGGCACCAGATCCGGCCAAATGCTCTGCCAGTCGGAGGGATGCAATCTGACGAATGCGGCGAAAACGCGGTCAGCGATCTTCGGCGGCAATTCTTCAGGCCATTGGCGTACCCCCTGGTAGCTGATACCGAGGGTAGAAGCGGTGGCGGGGATGGATCCGCCGCCCAACATTTCTATTGCACGAGCTTTTTTCATGCCCAAATTGAATCATGATTCAGTATCATGTGCAACCATAATTCAACTACCACGGGCGAAACTTGAATCATGATTCAGACCTATGCAGACCGCCTCCTCTTAGCTATGCGCCAGCGTGACGTCGATGTGACGACGCTAGCGAAAGCATTGGGTATGAGCTACCAGGGCGTTAAGCGCGTCACTGAAGGCAAGTCCAAGGCCTTTACTGCCGCTAACAACGAAGAAGCCGCGCATTTCCTACGCGTATCCCCGAGATGGCTCGCAACGGGCCAGGGCGAAATGGATGCGGGCTCGATTCGGCCAGCAGATCCATGGCCCCTGCCTTTCGTGAATGAGGCAGAGGTCAGGGCGCTCTCTGCGGACCAATTGACCGCGCTGGGGGTGGCGGTTGCTTTGGCTGTCGCCCAACTTAAGCTGGACGTCAAAGTGTCTGCGCCGCCGTTGGACGTCAAAGTGTCTGCGCCCCCAGCAGCAACGAAGCGCATGCATTTCCATGCCGACAGTTCTCTGGTGGATATGGACAGTGCAGAGGACGCGTTCCCTATGCGCATCAAAGGCCAGGAAGCGCCGCCATGGGATGGTGGCAGGACGACCACGCAGGCCGATCTCGACGCTCGGCCACGAATCAGCACGCAGACGGGCGTGGTCGCCAATGTCGGCCCCGGCGACCCCCAGGCCGCCAACGATAAGTTTGAGAAAGTGCCTGAAATGGCGGACGTGCGTCTCGCTGCTGGAGACGGCATTGAGAACCACACGGAAGAAGAAACCGGGATGGTTCAGTTCCGGCGCTCGTTCTTGCGGTCTGTTGGCGCGGATGCGGGTAAGGCACGCGTCGTGTATGCAAAGGGCGACAGCATGGAGCCAGTCATCAAGGACGGCGCGGCCCTGCTCGTTGTCCCGAATGAAAACCTGACGGTCCGAGACCTCGCGGCTGGCGGCATCTACGCCATCAACTATGACGGCAAGATGATCGTCAAGACCGTGACCACAGACAGACTTACAGGGCGGTGGGTCGCCCGCTCCTTTAACCCTGCCTACAACGACATACCGCTGGAAAACGGCCACCCGGTGCGGGTGCTTGGTCAAGTGGTATGGGCAGGCTCGCGTCTAGGGGATGACGAAGCGGGACAATGGGTCCGCGCCTAGCGAGTGATCTGCTGCATATGAGAAAGCCACCTTCGGGTGGCTTTTTTTGCGTCCACGTGCAAACGCCATCAACCATTCAATTGAATTATGATTGAAAAATAAATTGAATCATGATTCAATGGATCTAAGGCGTTTTGCAGAGGGTTCAGCAAATCGCCTTGCATCGTTCTTTCCCTGCTTTCTGGCACGCCCAAAAAGCAAAGCCCCAATCTGTTAGCGCAGAACGGGGCTTCCGAAGTACCGCAGTTAGCGCTGCGGCCTCATGTAACTGGACAGCCCTGGGAGGCCAATATGTCCAAGGAAAATATCCGCCCGCAAGGTGCGGAGGGGATTTCTCACGCTTGCACTTTAGCACAAGCCCCCACCCAGCCGGAATCTGGTAATTCATCCAGTACCCATCCGCTGGCCCTCGCCCGCATGGTCGACCTGCTGCAACGCATCTCCACTGATCTCGACCAGGTACGCGCCCTGTTTGTGTCCATCGAAGATCGCGCTAAGGACGAAGAAGGTTCGGCTTTGGGAATGCATCTCGAAGCCCTGAGCCAGATCGGTTCCGACATTAGCGAACGGAATGCCGAAGGCCTGAGCAACACAATCTGCGCAATCCGCGGCTATCTCGTGGAGCAGGCTCAGGGGGGTGCGGCATGAAAGCTTCTGTTTCGCTCACTCACCAGCAGTACCGCGAATTTGCCGATCTGTGCAAAGCGCAGGCTGGTCAGGTCC